TGACACGTAGTAATTATTATTCTACGTTTATCAATTCGCCAAGATCTGGCTCGCCTCTATTTTTTTTGTTTGTGTCAATCCAACCTTTGAGTCTTTTCTGTTTTAAGGTTTGTTGATAAGATAAAAGTGCTTTTTGTAGTTGCCCTTGAAGGTCAGGATTTCTTCCGAATCTTCTTGCACTGGCTAATTTTTTGGTAAGTTCACGAATCCTGTTTCCAAGATCTTCTTCCTTCATGTTGTCTAGTTCTTCTTGTAGGGGATGAAAGTACATTGGTACCTCCTAACTATTATGAGTGATAATCACCTAATTGGTGCATGTACACAGTTGTTCCGGCATCAGTGGTCATAAACTCCCACATGTATCTGCCAACTCCTGGATTTACAGTAACTGACGAACCATCTGCGCCTGTAACATTAGTTGCTTTTCTTACAGCACTTGGTACTGTAATTGCTGTTACACTTGCTCCAACAGTCGCTAGTATTATGATTCTTCCTAATCTTCCTGAAGTTGGAAAATTACTAAAAGCTAAACTACAATTACCAGTTATACTTGCAGTTTGAAAATTACCGTTTTCATGATTTAAAGTTAATGTACCGCTTGACACTGTGCCCTGAGCATAAACTATTTCTGCTGAATCTTTTGTGGCCATTCTTGATACAATGTTATCTGAAAAATCGGAAGCCGCGTTAGTTGATGCTTTATTGGCCTGTAAGTCTGTTATTTCTGAAGATGCAGTTGTAAAATTATTTTTTACTGCTGTAAAATTGTCTCTAAAACCTTGTGAGGAATTGTCCTGTCCTGCTATAGGAAAGGTGCCATCTATATTACCTGGTACTATTGAACTTGCCATATTTTATTACGTCCTTTTAAACGCTACGTATTTATCTCCAATTCGTTCCACACGTATCTTACTTGTAGCAGAAGGAGCATTGGTAAATGTAATTGTAGTTTTTTTATTACTAGTATTGTGAGATAAACTGAATCCCGGTTCGTAATCTGCTGATCTTGTTAATGAATCTGCTGATAGATATGTAGGATCAAGCGTGTTATCCGCTGTGACTTGCTGTCCATGATTTAAAACAGTGGCATTTTCTCTTAACCTAATTTCCTCTTCATTTACAATTTCATTCATAGTAAATGTCACTGTTGAGCCGTCAGGTGTAATTGTGCCTGTATCTATTAAATTGATATCTGTCGTGTATCTATCTATTTTAAAATTTATTTTCTTAAAGTCGATCAGTTTATCTTGTATTCTTTTTTTGACAAGTCCTGATTTACCCACTTTACAGTATGCTATAGCTACTGCCATTGTGTAACCTAAAGGCACACCTGAACTATCTTGTGCTGTTCTCATCCATAATGGTAAATGCACAAACTCTTTTTCTCCAAGTTCTTTTATGTGAGCCCTCATGTCCTTGATTACTTTGTTGGCTGGATCATCTTGCATTTCAAGATATACCACTTCATATTTTGTAGTGCTATTTTGTTTTGCCACAGCAGTTTTTAAATTACCAAAATAGACATCGGTCAATGGATGTTTTGTTTCCATCTTGTTTTGCAATGTGGTCAAAGTTTGATGTTGTAAACCTGCAACCAATAACATATCAGGAGTACTTCTTATTCCAAAATTAGGATCTTCTGGTCTAAAAATATTTTCTACACTGTTGATATTAGGATCCTGTGCAATGTTATAAAAAAGATCACGATCGGTTTCTGGAACAAGTCCTTTGGCAGTAAGACTACCATATTCAACACTGTAAGGTAAACTTACTGAAAGGGTAAATTCTTTTGTTGAAGCAACTGTTTGATACTGATCACTAACTGTAACTGTAAAAGTGTAATTTCTATCTATGCTTAAAGTGTTAGTATCAAATGTAATTTCGTTACCGTCAATTGTTGTAAATTCTGTTTTGTCTATGGTTCCGATTAAGTTTCCTGTTCTCGAAAGAGTAAGACCTGTGGGCAAACTGCCTTCTGTAATGTAATATTCTAAAACTCTATTAGTCTCTGCGGCAGTGGCTTCTATAGATAATAAAGTAGGAAATCCTGCGGTGACTGTGCCAAGCTCTGGAGATGTTGTAAAATTAACACCTACATCAATCTCACCTATTACAGTCATAGTAAATGTACGTTCTGAAAATACAGTTAGTCCGTCAGTAGGAGTTCTTGATGCACGTATTGTAAAACTGTAATTTACTGATACCAAACTCTGTGTTGGTAAAGTTCCAAATATTTCGCCGTTGTTTGAATTTAAAGTTAAGCCTGTCGGTAGAGATCCTGAAACAATTGAATAATAAAAATTTTCTTCTAATGAATCTGGATCTGTAACATCAATTTTTATTGCAGTCCTGTTGTCATGCCTAAATGTGCCTAACGCAGAAGGTGTAGTAAAAATAGGTCTTCGGAAACCACTTAAACTCATAATCAAAGGGAATCCTTCGTATGTGGTTCCGTCTATTGTCAACCTAGTGTTGTCAACTTTAAAAAAATCAGCGGTGTATACAAAAATACTATTAACCTGTTCTACGGTAGATGATCCGTCTGATACCCGTACAGTAAATTCAAAGTTTTCTGCTCTACTTGAAGTTTTGGTGCTAGAGTCATCTCCAAAAACGTTAAATCTTTGTTCGTCAGTGAGTTCTACCTGTCCATAGACTAGACCTGTTGTGTTCATTTGCACTCCAGATGGTAAAGAACCTGATACGATATCATATACTAAACTTTTTCCTGTTGCTGTATCTATGTCAGATGCTTGTATTTGATATTCTATGTATGCTCCATCTAAGACCCATTTAAAACCAACCCTTGATGAATCACTTAAATCTAGTTGTCCTGACGCTGTAGAAAAGGTTGGAGCGTCTTGTCCTTGAACTTGTAAATTGAAACTTCTATCAGCAACATTATTGCCATCGGAGGCTCTTACAACAAAAGTGTAAAGAGCTCTTGTTGGTACCTCCGTTGGCACACCTTGCAGAACGCCTCCGCTAGTAAGTTCAATTCCTGTGGGTAGAGTGCCTGCTATTTTGGAATAAGTTAAGTCATCGCCATCACTATCAGTTGCTGATAATGTTACCGAATAAAAATCACGCTCGTTAATTACTCCTAACAAGCCTGCTGTTGTTTGCCAGACGGGTGCGGCCATATTGAACTTACTCCTTTACAAGGATATTTATCGTGGTTTTAAATATTAAGATACAGCGGACGTGAATGGCGTAGCAGGGTCGGCTCCAGCAGATACTCGCATTTGACCTTTGACTGCGTATTTGTCTGCGGCTATGTCAATTAATGTAATTGTGTCACCTATAAGCCCGCCTTGTGTGCCACTGTTTAGTGTGATAGTATCAGATTGGGCAACTGTTGGAAAAGCCGTAACTGCTGTACCATCTTCATCTAGATATTGTACCTGGCCTGAGAAAGTATTGTTGGCATCCGGTGCTTGAATTTTGTATGTTGTTGATCCGCCCATTGCGACACTTACTATAAATTCGTAAACATTACCTGAACCTGTTGCGTCAGGCATTGTTAAAACAACATTAGCATTTCCACCAACTTCACCAAGTAAAAGTGTTCTTCCTGCGTGTTCTGTTTCTGTAACACTGTCCGTTGCTGTAAATGTGTGTATTGCTTTTTTGAAAGATCCAGTCAAAGTCAATTGAGCAGATGTTGTTACTGCTCCAGTGCCGTTAGTTTGTAAAACTAAGTCTTCATTAGTAGTGATTTGTATTATTTTTGCACCTGTCGCTAACAACAGTTCACTGCCAACTGCAACATCATTAGCGGATAATTCATTTGTCACAGCAACATAGTTTCCGCCCAAAGTTATAAGACCTGTGCCATCTGGAGTGATGTTTATACCACCATTTGTATTTGTAGATGAAATAGTATTTGCGTCAATTCTAATATTGTCCACATTCATTTGTCCTGTTGTGGTTTGTGTTCCTGCGTGTGTTATTGGACCTGTTAAAACAATTGCGCCTGTACCTGCAGGATCTATGGTTATGTCACCATTAGAGTTGCTTATAAATGTATCTGCATTTACAGTGCCTTGCACAGTTAAAGTTCCGCTTGTTGTAAGATTACCGCTGATTGTTTGATTTCCATCTGTAGTGATATCGTCTGTGGTTAAAGTTCCAACGACTTCTGTATTTGCACCAAGTAAAATAGTTCCTGAACCACCTGGATTCAAAGTCAACACTGCACTTGACGCTGTTGTTATTTCAGAATCATTAATGGTGATGTTGTCTATTGAGACATTACCTGTCATTGTTGCGGCATTAATTGTTGGTGATGTCAAAGTTTTATTTGTTAAAGTCTGTGTATCTGTTTTTGTTACAACTGTGCCAGTATCTATTGCATGTGTGACTGTGTTGTTGCTTACAGATGTGCTAATACCTGTGCCACCTGCAAAGTGCAAAGTTTCTGAATCCAAGTCAATTGACAACACAGTTGAATCATCTGCACTGAAATCTAAATCTTGTGCTGTAACCTGTGCATCAACGTAAGTTTTAATTGCACCTTGTGTGGCTAATAATGTTGCACTTGATCCCAAACTACCGTTATCTATACCAGTGACTGTTGCTCCTGTTGCCAATGCCAAACTGGTAGAAGAAGTTAATGCACCTGACACTGTGGCAGTTCCATCAACAATTAATCCATCGTTTACATTTATTATTGTTGAATCACTTGAGGAAATACTTGTGCCTTTAATTTGAATTGCACTGATACTAACATTTCCTGTGCCGTTTGGCTGTATATTAACATTGCCATTGGTTTTGTCAGTTGTTATTTGAAAGTTATTGACATCAAGGTTAGCCGCTAATTTTGGCGCTGTGTCATGTTCTAAAATAGTAGAAGCATCAGAATCAACATAAAGTTCTGTGAAATTGTCGTTGATTTTATCAAAGGCTGTTCTTAACGGATCACCTGTTCCGTCATTAGCCGTGGTACCTATATTGATTGTTTGTCTTGCCATTTGCAATATTTATTGTATAATTCTACAAACCTAATGTAAAAAATTACACATTTACAGTAATTCTTTGAAACTTATATACAATTGAGTCGCTGGTAATTGGAGTAACTCTAAATCTAACACTGCCGCTGTTAATGTCAGCACTGTAGACACCAAGTGTGTCTGTATAATTTGTTACGGAACCAAATGTTGCAATATAAGCGTTGGTGCCATCATGCGTGATATTGGCTTCAAATATTTCAAATCTACTGTCTGCTGTGTTGGTTGCTGACACAACGTATTTGGCACTTCTAGATGCTGATGCAGTGAAAGTGTCAATGTTAGCAGTGGTTGAAGAACTTAAAGTTGTAGTGCCGTCTGCTATGGCAGTGTTATTTAAAGTAACACCAGCAGTGGCAAAACTTAAAGTGCCATTGCCGTCTGTTTTTAAAAATTGACCATTTGATCCATCTGAAGTTGGAAAAGTAAATCCGCTTATGGATACACCACCTGATCCATTACCAGATAGTTCCAAGTTTGCATTTGTAGCATTTGCTGATATTTCATTATCACTCAAAGTGATCCCATCAACTGTGATACTTGTATTTGCAGTCAATGTAGTAAACACACCTGTAGTCGCTGAACTTGCTCCAATTGTTGTGCCATCGATGGCTCCGCTGTCTATGTCTGCTTTTGCCATAACAACTTGTCCAGTGCCAGATGGAGAAATTACAAGATCATCATTAGTTTGTATTGCACTAATTTCATTGTCTTCTATTAACACTTTTGAATCAACAGTAAGTTTGTTAACAATTACTTGTCCAGTACCTGAAGGAGTAATGTTTATATCTTCATTTGTTCTTGTTCCTTCGATGTTGTTGTCGTCTATTTGGATAGCAGGAAGAACAACCTTACCTGTTCCACCAGGACTTAATGTTATATCTGCATTTGATGGTGATGTTATAGTAGATCCAATAACTGCCAAATCACCCAAAGCACTTGCAGAAAGTCCTGTTAATCCACTACCATCACCTGTAAAACTTGTGGCAGTAATTGTGCCGTCTACAATTAAACCTTCGTTAATATTAACAATTGTTGAGTCATCGGAACTGATACTTGTACCATTAAAGATTAATGCTCCTGCTGTTACACTTCCTGTACCAGAGGCATTTAAAACTAAATCATCATTGGTTCGTGTTGCTTGTATTTCATTGCCTCTAACAGTGATACCACTTGCTAACAGAGGAGAATTATAAAGTTCAGTAAAGTTTTCGTTGGTCTTAACCATTGCGGCTCGTAATGTATCACCTGTGCCGTCGTTTGCTGAACTACCTACATTTAAAATTTGTTGTGTCATACTTTATATATTTAATAATTTCTTTTGAATTTTTACTGTGTGATCTTGAGTGCCTGCTACTTCTCCTCTTAATCGCACATTGTCACCACTTATGTCTGCTGTAAATGTAACAAGATCTGTTGTCTGTGTGCCTACTTTTCCAAATATACTAGCATAAGCAACTGATCCATCGTGTGTGACATTTATATCACAGAATTCAAATTTGTCGTCATCAGTCCTGTGCGTTTGCACAAGATATTTTACTGATCTCTGTTCTGTTTTATCAAATGAATCTAGTGTAGTCAAACTACTACTTGATCCATTTCCTCGAAGTAAATTTATTCTGTATGCGTTTATTGTGAAACTAGATGTTCCATCAGTTGGTAAGGCTTTCAATCTTGCACCGCTTGAATAATCAGCAGTAAAGTCTAACAGAGCACTGCTTGTAGTTGAAACCTGCGGAGTAGCACTAATATAAGAATCACTACCGTCTGTAACCATTTGTATCTCTGTGATGCAACTGTCATTACTTCCGTCTTTTTTGCCTACAACTATGTAATGTGCTCCTGTGAATGTTGAATCTGACCAGCTATCAATGACCTTTTCATTACTAATTGGTGCTTTTAATTTAATTGCAAACGCCTGCACTGTTGTTGAACCACCTGAAGTAGAACTGGCTTTTACACTTACAGTTCCGCTTGATATTGTGGCAGTAATTTCTAACATGTCAGTCCCTTTACTGCTGACATTTGGACCTTGTGATACAAAAACATTTGTACCATCAGTGACAACCATTGCTTCACACATAAAATTTTCAGTGGAACCATTTTGTCCTGTGATTACATAATGAGCCGCATCAACATCAACGCTTGAAAAGGTATCAAAGGCTGTGGCAGTACTAGAAACAGTGACATTACCTACTACCTTTCTTGTGCTATCTGAATTTGCCTCATTTGATTCTGAATCACCAAATGCTACTACTCTGTTGACTATTACTTTGGTGCTACCACCTGCTGTGGCCGAACCTCTTAATCTAAAGGCACTACCAGAGATGTCTGCTGTCAAATTTATTAGACTGTTGTTGCCTGAGAAAAATTCGTTGTATGTGGTGATGTATGCGTTGGTTCCGTCATGGGTAACCAATGCTTCAATGTTGCCCACTTCGCCTGTGGATTGATTGTTCACTGTGATGAAATATTTTGCTCCTACGTGTGGGCTATGTGTTATACTATCAAGTGTCACTGTAGCACTATCTATAATTGATACATGCATAATGTCATTCACTAAACCAAGTTCACCAACATAGCCAGTCGAGTCACTGTCTCCTAAACCTATTCTGTAGAATGCCATAGTGTTTGCAGGTGTTACAGATGATCCGTCATTGTCTGTCATTCTCAATCTAACAGTGCTGGTACTGTCGCCTGCACTAACAATGTCTGCATCAAAAGTTGGATGAACGTCTGTAGAATCTGTGCCAACAATGCTGGAATGTGTTGTAAATGCACTGCTTAAATTATGTAGGACACTGACTTTGCCAGTTTCAAAACCTGAGTTTGCAACGTCTTTGGTTAACACATAGTATAAAGCACTGTCATATTCACCAACTGTAAAACTGTTTACAGTTTTTGTTGCGGCCGCATTGCCAATAGCAGTTCCAGTACTAGTGACATGATCTATTACTGTTTCTGTAGTCGCGGCGGCAGTTGTTGCGCCAATTATACTTACGTTATCTCCTGTGCTAGATGATTCATTGTCAGATAAAAGTATTCTATACATTCTAACTTTTGTGTTTGGTGTAAGTGCCGCGGCACTAAGAACTACGTTACTGCCACTGATTGCCGCAGTCAAAGTTAAAAGATCATTGTTTCCAGTGTTGACAACGTTAAATGAACTTATGAAGGCGGCACTGGAGTTGTGTGTCACCATTGCTTCGATATTACTAACTTCTCCGTTATCAGTATTTTCTGCACTAATATAATATTTTGCACCTCTGTAACTTGCATATGCCCATGTGTCAAGTGATTCACTTGCACTGTCAACATCAGCATTTACAATAGTTGTAACATTACCAGATGATGTGCTTGAATCATTGTCACCAAGTCCAATTCTATAGGCCTTGAATGTGTTTAGTGCTGAAGGGCCTGTGCCATCTAATTGTGTAAAAGTCCCGTTGACTTGTGTGTCAACAACTATATGATTGTGTGTTGTGGTTCTAACTAAATTTGACTGAGAAACAACAGTGTCAATTGTGGAAGCGTTAATCTTACCTCTAGCCAAAGAGTATTTGGCAACTGAAAATCTACTGTTAGTTTGATCTTTTGTTACTGCATGGTACCATACACTGTCATATTGAGTAGATGTAAATTTATCTAATGGAGTACTTGATGCAGGTACAATTTCGTGTGCAACAACAGCAACATTTGCATCAACTGTAGTAGTGCTTCTAAAACTTATGTCTTGGGTTGTATCTTGGAAAGTTGACACTCCAAGGATCAATGGTGATGTTTCAAAACTTAAAGTTTTACTTCCATTTGTCTTTAATATTTGTCCTGAACTTCCATCACTGCTGGGTAATGCAAAACCATTTACTTTTACAGATCCACTACCACTACCTGTAAAAATCAATTTGTCATTGGACTGTGTGGTTGTTATTTCATTGTCAGTAATTTGTATTCCTGATGTTGACAAAGTGGTTGCACTCAAAGTAGTAAACGATCCTGCCGCTGGAGTTGTTGCACCAAGTGTAGTCCCGTCCACTGTGCCATTGTTTATGTCCACCTTTGACAGTCGCACACTGCCAGTGCCTGACGCATTTAAAATAATATCATCATTAGATCTTTGTGCAGTTATTTCGTTGTCTTTTATTTTTAAACTAGAGTCAATTGTTATACTTGTAACATTTACTGCTCCACTTACACTTGCAAACAAATTTATGTCATCGTTTGTTCTAGTGCCTTTGATATTGTTGTTTTCAATAGTAATACCAGGCATCACAAAACTGCCTGTGCCAGCAACACCAAAAGTTAAATTTGCATTAGATGGAGTAACTATTGTGGAGCCTACAGCAGAAAGATCACCAACATTTACTATTGTTCCTCCTGTTATGCCTGAACCACTACCAACAAATGAAGTACCAGTTACAGCACCACCAACAATAACATTTTCATTGATATTGATACTTGAAGAATCATCTGAACTTATGCTTGTTCCACTTAATTTTATCCCTGCAAGTTTGACAGCGCCTGAGCCTGATGCAGTAAGTTTCAAATCAGCATTAGATTCATCAACTTGGATGTTGTTTTCAATCCAAGTCATTTGCACACTTTCTATTACGTTATCAGTGTACAGTTGTCTAAAATTGTGATTTATTTTGTTCCCTGCAGTCTGGATACTGTCACCAGTGCCATCGTTCCTGGTCACACCTACATTTATGATTTTTTGTGCTGTCATGTACGGGTATTTATTGGATTTTTAATATGATAAGCAAGCCTTAGCCTACGCTTACTTTGAGATCTGTGCCGGATCTAAACAGTCTACCGGCTACATTGGGATCTGACGTAGGTAATGCAGTAAAATTTATTTGTGCGTTTAACACAGTCAAACTGCCATCTACAACAAGGCCATCATTGATATTAATTGTGGTAGAATCTGAAGAACTAATTGATGTGCCATTTATTGTCACAGCACCTAAAACTATCTGTCCTGTACCGTTTGCTGTAATTGTTACATCACCATTGGTCACTGT